CCCGTTGTTCACCGTCAGGGTGACCCGCACCCACAACGGTTGGCCGTCTGTGATCGTTGGTGCGACGCTGGACGTCGCGGTCAGCTGGTTGATCCCATCCGTCGACCAGTACAGGCGAATCGTTCCGGTTATGGCGCGGAGGCTGACCCGAAAAGAAATCTGATTTGTCCCCGACGAGAACTTGCCAACGATGAACTGCTCGGCGGAAGGCCTCCACGAGTCCATCGCCACAAGGGCGCGGATGTCAATGTTGCCCGTGATGTCCAGCGCGGCCTCGTCAGGCACGCTCAGGTAGTTGCCCGCCACGCCCGGCAGGTACGCGTAGCCCGTCTGCTCAGGCCCCAGCCACTTCGGGTCGTTGCTGTTCGCGTTCGCCGACGAACCCAGCCGCAGGTCAAGCGCGCCGCCAGCCGTCCCGATGTTGCGCAGGAACCGGTCACCGTCGCGGAACCCCGAGCGGTCCACATCCCACCACGCCTCAGCCGTGGCGAGAATATCCGTCGCCTCCATGTGCGAGCGACGCCCGCGCGGCCACGACTGCTGGCCCTGCGCCGGGAGCAGGTTCGCGGGCAGGCGCCACGCGGCAGGGGTCGGCGCGAGGTCGACGTTGGGCCAGCGGGTCCACATGGCCTAGGTCAGGTCACCGGCGAGCGCGAACACCTGCGTGGCCTGAGCAATGCTTGTGGTGCAGCCGATGACGAAGGCCGTGCCGGGCAAGATGAGGTTTTGGTACGTCGCCGTGTTGCGGTTGCCCTTAACGGTGTTTGACACGGTGGCCGCCGTGATCGCGATCTGGTCGAAGAGCTTCCACGTGCTGCCGGTGTCGGTGGAGATGAACAGGTTCACCAGGGCGGCGGCGCTGGTGGCCGAACACTGGGCCGCAACCTCGAGGACGCGGGTGCCAGCGGCCACGCCAGCGATCAGCGTGGTGATGGTGCCGGTGCCGTCAATGGCCGTGTTGGCCGACGACAGCGACACCGACGTCAGGCGCGCAGTGCTCAGGAACGCGGGAGTGGTGGCCATCAGTGCCCCTTATTGGTAGAACGACGCGAGATAGAGGTAGTAGCCGGGACCGGCCGGGCCGGTGGCTCCGGTGGCGCCCGTGGAACCAGTCGGGCCGGTCGGGCCGGTGGCGCCCGTTGACCCCGTGGGGCCGACCAGCGAGGTGCCCGAAGGCCAGGCGCCCGACGCCTTAGGCCCGTAGATGAAATTGTTGGCCGTGTTGATGTAGAAGTCCCCGTCGACCCCGAGCCCGCTGGACGGGGCGCCAGCGCCGTAGCGGACGGTCTTGCCGTCAGCACCTGCGGCGCCAGTCGAGCCGGTCGCGCCAGTCGGACCCTGAGGCCCGGTCGCACCCGTGGACCCCGTCGCCCCAGTGGCGCCCTGAGGGCCGACGAGGGACGTGCCAGCGGGCCAGACGCCGGCGGCCTTCGGGCCGTAGATGTAGGTGGTCGTGGTGTTGATGTAGAAGTTTCCGTTTGCGCCCAGGCTGTTGGACGGGGCGCCAGCGCCGTAGAGGACCGTGTTGCCGTCAGCGCCCGTGGCGCCCGTGGCGCCCGTGGCGCCCGTGGCGCCCGTCGGCCCCACCACTCCCGCCGCGATGGCCGTGAGGCGCGCGGCCACCGTTGCGTAGGAGTCCTGCGGGTTCACGCCCAGCGTTGACTCAATCGCCTCAATCGCGTCGTTAGCGGCCGAGTGCTGGCCCGCGTGCGAGAGCAGCGCCTGCGAGTCGCCGGGAGCCGGGTTGGTCAACGAGTCAAGGGCCGCTGGGTAGGACGATGCCATGCCTAGCTCCCTTGCTTGTCAGGTTGCTGGTTAACGAGCCACGCGTACTGCGCCTCGCCGATCCACACGGACTTTCGGTGGCGCAGCTGCACGCCGGTGTGGGCGACGATCGGGAAGCCCGCCGCCTTGACCCGCTCACTGAAGATCAGGTCTTCGCCGATCCACCGGCCATTGACGGGGCCGTCAAGGAACCAGCACCAGTTCGGGCCGAGGTTCTCGGGCGCGTTCTCGCGCAGGTTCTGCAGGACCCGACGGTGCACGAGGATGCAGCCGGTGCCGGCCGCGTCCACCTCAATGATCTGGTTATGGGCGTAATCCCAGATGGGCTGCCACTCGGGCGCCTGGCTGACCTTGCGGAAGATCAGCGGCACCGGGGCCAGCCACAGGTCCGTGCGCCACCCGCCGAAGTACACGCCCGCCACCATCGGCGCCGTGTCACGGTCAGCGGTCGCGCACAGCCGATCAAAGTCCTCGACGCTGAACGAATGGTCCGCGTCAAGCATCCACAACCACTCGGCCGCGGACCCGTCAAGGAACTGGCGAACCAGCTCGTTGCGCGAACGGGAAACGAGGGCGCTGCCCTCCATCCGCATAACCATGTCGATCTGCCGGTGCCGGCGTCCTGCGAGCGCCGCGAGGTCGGCGGCGAACACGCCGTCCACCTGACCGGGGTCGCACCAGCCGATGACGACCTTCTCGCCCTTGCGCATGTCTGCCCCTCAGCAGTCGATGCGGGATGACGGCCCCCACCACGGGGGTGAGGGTGGGGGCCGTCAGCCCTAGGTCCGGCCTAGTAGCCGGAGACCGGGACCGTGCCGGTGCCGGTGACCTTCGCGATGCTGTTCGCGAACCGGTGCGCGAGGGCCACGTAGCCGTAGACCTGGAAGCGCACGGTGAGGTTCGCGGACAGCACGTCGGTGAGCACCCGACTCTTCACGCCCGACTCGAACAGGTACGAGTCGGAGAACCGGCCCACCAGGATGGTCTGCTGAGTGGTCGAGACCAGCGGCAGCGTCGCGTCAAGGTAGGTGGGGATGCCCAGGATGGTGCCGACCGGGCCAGCCGCCGCGCCGGGAGCGTCCACAACGCCGAAGGCGTTCATGGGGCCACCAGCGGTCGGGACGACGATCGGACGGTTGGAGCCGTCCACCGACGACGCCAGCCAGTACCAGTGCCGCGGGTGCAGCACGATTGCCTCGGGCTGGCGGTACCGGTTGTTGACGATGCCGGACACGGCCTTGGCCAGCGCCACGACTCCGTTGGAGGCGGTGGGGTTGGTCTCGGTCCACGTCACCGACTGGCCAGCCACGTTCACCAGACCCTGAAGCGTGTTGCTGGTGCCGTCGCTGTTGCTGGTGACGGCGGTGTTGACCTGCAGGGCGTAGTCGGCCATGAGGTCGCCCATCACAAGGCGGTCGAGTCCCCCCGACAGGGGGCTCTGCTCGACCAGCTGGATGCTGACCTCCTCGTAGCCCATCACCGTGCGGACGGCGGCGGACGCCGAGGCGGTCACCATGTCGCGGTTGGTGGTGGGGGCGGTGGTCGACGAGTTGTTGCCCGCCTGGATGCCAGCGCGCGTACCCGTGGTGATCTGCGGGATGTTGATCTGGTCCGTGCCGGCAGGCATGGCCAGCGTGGTGCAAAGGTCAGCAGTCACGCGAGCAGCACGAGCGAACTCGGCATACTCGTTGACCAGCCACAGCGGCGGCACGAACTCGCCGCCAGCGTTGTCGGTCGTGCTGATGGCACGTGCCTCAACAGCGACCTCCTGGCCGTGGCGGCGCAGCCGGTCCCACGCACCAGCGTCGTTGCGGGTGTGGGCGCGGACCATGTCGCGCACGAAGGACGCGTCGCCGCGCTCCTCGTAGGTGAGGGGCTCGCGGCCGACCTTGGCCGAGCCGAACACCTTGACGCCAGACTCCTCGCGAGCCTCGACGACCTGCGCGGTGCGCTGCTCCAGCGCGTGGGCTGCCTCGATCTTCGCGTCGAGGTCGGTGATCTCCGCGGTACGAGCCTCGACCTGGTCCAGCACCTCAGCGGTGGGGTCAGCGGCCAGCAGCTCCTCGGCCGACGCGACAGCGGCGGCACGAGCCTCGCGGAGCTTGTCAGACATGGAAGCCATGTCGGTACTCCTTCGGGTTGTTGGGTGGTTGAGCCGCCGGGGCCGTGGCGCCGGGGGCAGACCCGCGCATGGGCGGGTGGATTGTGGTGCCCTACTTGGTGAGGGCGAGGCGGGCCGCGAGGGCGCGGCGGCGCAGGTCAAGGTCGGCGGGGGCCGCGTCGCGGACACCCACCTGGGTGTCGTCGTAGGCGGGCCACGTGACGACACTGACCTCGTACAGGTTCACGTCGGTCAGGGTGCGCACGCCGCCGTCGCGGGACTCCCCGCCGGGGGCGATGCTGAACGCGAACGACATCTTCTCCACGTCGCCGCGCGACAGCGCCGAGTACAGCTCGGCCGCGCGCGGGTTGGACGGGTCGAGGTCGGCGGTCATCATCAGCCCAGTGCCGTCCTCACGCAGCTGCAGCGTCCCCGAGCCGGTCGACGCCAGCGGCAGCGACTCGGTGTCGTGGTTCACCAGCAGGTACACCGGGTCACCCGACGCGAGCGAGCGGGTGAACGCGCCGGGCGCGATCTGCTCACGGAACCCCAGCCCGGTCGCTTCGGTGTTGAACTTCGCGGCGTACCCGGCGATGCGCATCTGGCCGTCGGCCGACGCCCGCACCTCCGCGTCCACGGTGATCCGCTCAGCCGTCGCCAGCAGCCCGCGACGGGCCTCCAGCACCAGCTCCTCGGCGCGCGGGGCCTCGGCCATGTCGGCCATGTCGGCGGCGTCACCCGTCGGGTCTTCGCCCTCAGAGTCGTCGTCGGAGTCCATCAGCCCGAGCGCCTCCTGCGCCTCGTCAAGGGCCGCGTCGGCGGCACAGATGAGGTAGTAGGCCTGCGACACGACCGGGTCGACGGTGCCCGCGAGCAGCGCCTGCGCAGCGTCGAGGGCGGCGTCTGCGGCCATGATGCCGTGACCGACCGGGTCGGACACGATGCCGTAGGGTGCCTCGGCTCGGGCCTCGGTCATGGTG